CAAAAGGCAGGAAACGCGCATAAATCGCGAGAAAACCTTCCTGCGAAGGTTCTATATGACAAATATTAAAACCTCCGACTTACATATACACTAAAATTACAAATATTTTTATATTATTTTTATGATTTTAAATTGTTTATTTCGTCTGGCCCGTAACAGGGGGCTCAGGTTTTTATATTTATTCTATAGACTGCCGAGGCCATCTAATAAACTTGCGACCGATTAGGAAAAATTCGTCGTGGGAAGAATCCCACGATTGAAAACCTTTCGGTCAAAAATTCATCAGTGGGACTCCTCGGACGACAATATATACATTGCCGCTACCAGGGTCACTCTGGTAACTTACCTCATTTGATCCTGACATCAAATGAGGCTTGTCTTGTTCTTATGGTTTGAGATTTACAATTGGTGCAGACAAGAAGAAATGAAATGTCAAATCCTCAGACGCAGCTTGCGCTATGTCTATGACATTTGCATTATCTTCACTAAACATGTCCAGTTTAAACCACGTATATTCCTTGCCTCTATCAAGCTGCTCGTCGTAATCTTGAAAAACGCGAGCAGGTTGAAAGCGCAAATTCGTGTAAAACGGAACTTCTGCATCAATAACTCCAGTATCACTAATATTGGCAAAAGTACTGCCAGCATGTGATATACGACTCAAATCAGCATTCGGAATACCATCTAAAAGTCCAATTGCTCGATCGTCTAAACAGACTCTACCCATAGAGGCTGTTTTGACTTCCCCAATCTTCGAAGCAACTAGTACTTTGTATCTGATTGAGCCCCTCCTTGCGAGATATCCACTACGGACCCATCTCATCAAGGGCATCTCTGGGTTCTCAATGAACCCAGGGTAAAACGTTGAGAATATAGGATCGTCTATCTCCACATCATTCAGAACTAGGCTCGTATTCGCACTAGTCTGAAGTCTCAACACATCATTATAGCGCTTCAACATTTGACGCCAAGAAGTAATTCTTTCGCCAAAGTGAACAGAATTAATCTGCCCGGAATCACTAACCGGGGCCATGTACATTTCTGTGTTTGCTTTGATAGGCGCATTCGCTTCATCCTCAGCGCCATCCTGAATCATTTCTTCTCCTGATTCAGGCAGAATCGCGTCTGAAATAGTCATCATACCATACAACCTAATATTAAAATCAGGTCCTGTGGTACTAACGTTCCAAGCTGGGAAACCTCCCACTCTACTGGGATCATTGATGGTATACATCATAATATCCCGCTGAAGAGCAGAATCAGGATTTCTAAGGAAAATATCCTGATTGTTAAAACGAAGTTGATTACCGACATCTGCCGGATTGTCAACATCCATAATAATCACTGCTCGAGGATCAGCAATAGGAGGACCAGCTGTGTTACATCTGACTAAGAATGGAGTAGTCATCAAAAGATAAGGGCGACCACCCGCATCATTAAAGACTGGATTTTGCAGCACATTACCAGGCAAATTAAGAGCCTGCCAAGCGCCAGATCCATCCCCACCAGGTGTGTTATAATTGTCCGCAGTGAACGTTCTAACCAACCAATCGTTGGGAAATGGATATTCCAATCTTTCAATCAAGATTCTTGCTTGCTCATGGTTGACATTAGTGCCCGCATCGATATCACGAATTAGGAACCTAGTGCCAAATGAACCATCGAAATCTAGATTGATTGTAACAGACGCATTGGTATTATCACGGATAGCTCCAATAGAAGTATTCATGGTAGCCAAACTAGTAATACCATCCCCAGTCAAAAATTCCAAATTGACTGGAGTCCCCGTATTAAACGGGGGTGTAAAGAAGACAGCATCCAAAGTCACAGTGACTGGATAAGTTCCTGCAGGTTCATCAGATGGTAAGGTTACCTCAGCTGTATAAGGATTACCAGGATACGTCGGACTAAACTCAAGATAAGATCTAAAAGTGTCCGAACCAGCAAAAGGTTCAGAGATGGATGAAGTACCACCAACTCGAACCAAAGCTGTATCCACACCTGAAAACCATATTGGATGTGTCAACGAAGTAAAAGGAAATTCCGTTAACGGAGGCGGAGGCGGAGGGGGCTCCGTAATTGGAGGAGCATAAGGATCCCCACCGAGAGGGCCGTCTCCAGCAAAAGTAGCTGGGGTAATGCTTAAATTGATATCACTCAAATTAAAGCATTCAGGGACGGCAACCTCATAATCCTCACACATCTTTGTGTAAACGTTAATTTCGATTGGCTCCGTAGAAGCTGGAGTTGTGAGCTGATTCACAACCATAACAGTCAAAGCTCCATTACAGTAAGGATTAAAAGCATCATAAAATGCTCTAGGTGCTATAAGATCAGTCAAATCTCGAATTCTCCCACAAGGAAGATACGAAGTCTGCTGACCCCAGCCAATTCTCACTGAAAAATCTCTCGTCTCAGAGATATCAATAACTTCCGTATAGGCAACGTTATAAATATTGTTGTATGTTGAAGGAAAATAAATCGGATCCCACACTATTCGTATGCGACCACGATGATAATCCGAACACACAATCTTAAAACGTATCTCCATACTACCTTTCCAATATTGAAAAGGCATCTGCGTCCATGCAGAAGGAGTTAAATGATAATCTCCCCCATTGACATCAAATATCAAAGGAGTAATTCTCTGAGAATAGAGAGCATCATTGGGATTGTCTGTTATTGACCAATCAAACGTCGTCAAATAGGATTCTCTACACGCAATTGGCACGATAGCCATTTCGTCCATGCCATCAAGGCCGACTACTCGTCCATCTACCGTTACTTCTTTCTTGGCATCAACTGCCAAGGAACCAATGTTATCCGGCACATTGGTTACGGCCAAATGCCCCGCATGACGTGGAAGATAAGAACAAGGTTCTTCCACCACACGTGGACGGGAGAATCCAAATAACTGGGCCATGTTCGCAATTCCAGACGCAATCATCTGCGTCGCGCGAGCATAAGGACCAATTATTGGCGCGTTTGATAAATCTCCAGCTAAATTTGCAACCTGATGAGCTGGTGCTGAAACCATTCCATACTCATCATTTGTAGGTTGCTCACCAGACTGTGGTTCCATAGAAATAACCACGTCTGGGAATATAGTGTCACTATCAGAACTCATACAAGTGAAACAACTTTCATGATATATTTCAATTGATTGAGGCTCTACCACCTTAACCACTTCATCTGAAGTAGCGTCTCGTATTACTAAGGTATTGTCTTGTTCAGCTTCTTGAGCCTGTTTCACCCAAGTAATGAAAGAATCATCATCATCTTTCATTTCTTCTGAATCGTCATCCGGTGAAGAACGACAGGCATTATCACCGACAAGAGCTGTAAGAACAATCCAAAGACAGCGAGCGCACATCCGCATAGTACTTTCGGACTCCACAGGAACTTCACCACTCTGCGGTAAGATGGCTGGAAATACAATGGATGTCGGAGTACTAACATTAACGTTCTCCGCCATTGCAAAAACACTGATAGTGATCGGTTCGGCTGCATTATTCGCATGCTTCAAATCATTTAACGAAGCAAGCGTAATCACACCCATATCACGCCATTCAGCACGCGTAATATCCAACGTGTTCTTGTAAAAGAAGAACGGAAGTACTAGTTCTCCTCCTTCACACGTTGTTGGGTTGAGATATACATGGGGACGCTGCGAAGCCTGGATGAAATCCTGCCGAACCCCATCCTCAAACTTAGTCATATTGTCGAGGAATGGTAATGGCTGCGCAGACGCTATTACTCTACCAAAATAAAATGGATTACCGTTCAAAACGAATTTAACTCTAAGGCTACATCGTAAATTACGGAAATGAGCCATTTTATTGGCAACCCTGGGCTCTTCAAAATAAGCGGTCCAAGGATTTATAGTTTCAAACAGATTAGCTCCAATTGACCATTCGTACTCCGCGATCTTTACAGGTCGCTCAAAGAAGTCCGATGGTATATCAGAGGTATCTGCGTTTCCAAAAGTGGGGTCCTGCTGTTCATTCATGCGATACTCCCACGTGGACTGCTGATCTTTAAAATCAACAGTTTTCTCAGCCTGTCCGGCCTTTTTATTTATATTTACATTGAAAATAGAAATGCTACATTTAATTATTACAGTTTGTTAGGAGCATCAATCCACAAACATCGCGCACAAATAACATACATGCCTAACTTATGTGTAGCGCAATACACACAAGTTGGTAATCTATATACATTATATACAGTTGGTACGGCCGTGGCCTAAAGAGAAGATGTACAGCTCCCCTCGTCTTCTATAAAGGCATCAAAGAATAAATCAAATTGATTGCCTTCAGAAGAACCAGCGAAGAAAATGCGACCCCACTCCTCATATGTCGTATAAATATGACGTGACAAATGAGTCATGTGCATTTTCTCCAGCGCCTTGTGTATAATGGCGCGTTCCTCCTCGAAAACATCTCGATCATGACGAGCTAATTCTCGAAGAGCGTTATCGACATTCCCAATCATGATGTCCCCAATAGGGGTATCACTTTTACGTACACAGTGGAGACTCTTATAAATAGAGTCAATCTCAATTGGAGCCATAAACTTACGAGTTCTGGCATCCATACGCCATCTTCTTTTACAAAAAGATAGCTCAGAGAAATGTACGTTGGGGACGGCAATTTCACTCTTATTAGAATCAGTAAAAGGCATGTTATAGTGACTGAAAAACAACTGCATCTCTCTAGCATTATACCAGAGGAGATCAGTAGTATCCCCACTATCATCACCCATCGTCAAAGCGTGAACATGCTTTCGAAAAGGTTCCGGTTGGCACTTCAGTTTGTGCCACCACGTGATGTAGTAGAAAACTCTCTTCCGCAGAGAGTTTCCACCACCATTGAGCAGAATGGTATCAAGAGCACCTGATGGCAAACTCCCATCCGTTTTAAACAGAGTTCCAGCATACATCCACGTGGTGGCTGTATGATCGAACATAACAGTCTGCAAAATCTTGAGATCATCTTCAGCATATCCCATATGACGTGCCAAATCAACTATCACGGTGACAAAAGCTCGCATAATCTGACCATTCTGACGAATATCGTATTTAGAATAGTCTCCCTCTACAGCAAGAGGGAATTCATCGAGCCATTCACCAGCTTCATGCCATTCATCATTAGTACAATTAACACCAACTGCTGTCTCAGCAGACAATGGGTGAGAATTAATAAAATTGATTACTGGCATGATCCACATCTTAGCGACAATCAAACTGGCAACTGGAAGAGTTGAAAACACACGAACCCATTCTTTGCCGATCTTAGTAGGCTCATCTTTTAAGCCAGATCGTGCAATTGGATGGTCCATCTGACCGTTCTTATATTTCTCTACAATCAGATGGATTTCGCGTTCCAACTCCTCAGACGGGACATAATGAGGATCCAATTCCGTTCCCAAATTCTCGAAATGCTTGATTTTCTTACCCTTAAGACCGAATCCACTAGACGTTTTCATATTCATACGTCCAATGAAACGTTGACCAGGCATACCATTGATAGCCTGATCAAGGGTCAAAGGTCTATTAACATCCGGAGGACATCTCTTAAGACAATCATGCATTTCAGTGAGGTAATCACGAACTGCCCAATCCACCGCAGCAGGTGGATAGTCATGCTCACCATGAATCATAATTTGAAAATGATCAGCATGATTCCTATCTGAACGGAACAGCGGAGGACCCCATTTACAAGGTCTACCCTGCTCCTCAAGATAAGGAGACATCGGTGTTTTCCTCACTTCAGAGATATACTTGGAACGATTCGTTTTGATCGTCCCAACTGGATAGTATTCGGCAACATGTCCATTCACAACCGAACCAAAATTAACAACGGCTCTAGGATGGAAATCTGGTGTATAGTTATTTTCGTGGCGACCGAATCGGTCCACGACAATCTCACCAGATTCTGCCATAGGCAACGGGATAGGTTGGTCAGGTTCTATTTTCTTTGGAAATGTATCCAAAGCGTCTAAAACCATCTGCTTAGTAAGCTGATGCGAACAACCATATCCACGACCAGGGGCGCCTCCCATGTGAAATCCTACAACTAAATGAGGATTCAAATCGGAAACAAGAAAGCTACAACAATCTCCTCTACTGGTTGGTTGTCCAGGAGGAAAGTGATGATAGCTTCCAGCCCACTTGATCAATCCATTACTGACATAATTGTTGAACACATGATTAACACGGCGATATGACAAATGTCCCTCTTGTTCTCGAGTGACCATAGTAGTCAAACCACGATGCGGCCAATGCTGTTCAGGCAAAAAGTCCAAAGCGTCAGTAAAGGAACACAACCCAGTAAGTTGTACTAGGACAAAATCACTTGTCCCAATTCTCACTGCGTTATGTATAAAACATGACATCTTACAAGCTGGAGTATCACTCCCCCGCACCATGTGCAATTTGTGGACTTTCCAGTCCATCTCTTGCAAAGCATGATGTGGAAGAAGACCAACTCCAGGCTGAATGATAAACATATTCGAGAAAATCTTTGAATTCCCGCGTACGCTCATCATATTGACATGCAACAAATTGTTACGCAACTTGTTGATGACTTGATCAGCTGTCATGTTCCTTGCCTTTGTAGGACGAACATATTGTGGAGGTTCAATGGTAAGCCAAGGATTGGTTTCAGCATTTCGCTCTCGAACTTCCGTCTGATTAGCAGGTTGCAACCTGCCCTCAGGACGGATCGACATTGTTCGAGTCAAAGAAGCCAACGTCTTCAAAGCTGAATACAACATGTAAGCAGAAGTGCCCAATGCCATAACCTGACCGGCTATTAGCAAAGTGGGCATACCACTCACAGTATTCATAACTCCATCAGCGACTTGGCGTTCAATCATATGTTTGATACGTGGAGCTAAAATCAACCAAGCTAGGACAAGCATCATAAAATGCATCCAAGCAAATAATCGATAATTTCCACAACCAAACAACATGCCAGCCATAGCAAAGATAAGGTTTCCAATTAGGAGTCTAACCACCCAATTAGAACCAATAAATCTAATGCCATAGCATAAGGCACGCATGATTTGAATTGAAATCCAATCACATAGTGAACCATGAAGGAAAAATCCTGGTGCAAAACGCCACAACATATGTAACAAAACAGTATTGTACAAATTTGTGGAATTTAATGCAGCAACCAAAGTTTCTCCATATTCTGGTTCACAATCATGGCATTCATCTTTCTCATGACGACACCATTTCTTGGGAAAACCACAACCAGAACAAGTCTTAGACTGTCTGATAGTGGTAATACTATCCAAGTATTTTCGGCAACTGGCTTTACGACGATCACATTCAGCAACGATCTCATGGTAAGCATCAGGAGCATTCATCCATTTGCCATAATGACAAACAGCATTGGATTGCTCAGGCTTTTGAGTCCAATACACCATGCGAATCTCATGCATTTCATGAAATGGATCGTCAGCCGGACCAGTCCACTTAGACGCATCAATAGCGTTAGTGGTCAAAGTCTTGCCATTCGAAGTCCTAATTTCCTTCTTATACTCAGGTTTAACCCGAGCTTCGATTTCAATACAACGACGCAAATGAGCTAGTTGATTAATGGCAAAATGTTCAACATTCATACGTAAATTGTTTGTTGAACCAATTACCAACTTGAAATCATATGGAATTCGGGACTTCTTTTCCAAATCAGCCTGTACAGTAACAGCAGGAACAATGTTAACCCACTGCAACAACCTGGCGTATTTGGTCTTTCCAATGAAATCCTTTGTTTCATTGGCACGGTCATCATCAATGATAACCGTAATCTTGCCGTTATAACCTGTATCATATTCATCACCTTTAGCTGGATACCAAATGTTTTCATCTTCGGCATCAAATCCATAACGTTCACTCAAAATCTTAATGAGAGTGAACATAATACCGGATTTGCCAACTGAAGGCTCACCATAAATAATGATGCACAACGGCTCTTCATGGAGCTTATTACCCTTATCCATAAAGTCAATTTGGTTCTGCAATTCAAGCAGATCCTTAACATAACGGGAAAGGGCAAAACGCTCCTGAATAGGAGTTCCTTTCGTCTTAATGAGGCGCTCAACCTCTTTGATACAATCCGTGGCCTCTTCACGCACTTGAGCGTTAGTTTTGCCATGGACTTTCTCTACTTCACCTCGATTGATAGAATCTTTAAATGCCAAAACACGAACACAACGATTGTGCACGTCGCTAGGCATCAAAAGCTTATCAAAGGATCTAGATTTCCAGGCGAGCAAAAACTCACCTACAAATTCAATAGATCCAACGATCAATTCGAGGAAATTATCCCACATGTTTGTGGAAGCAATCTTAGCGGACCATTGGTCAAGTCCTTCGCTAAGAAAAGCCCTGTTCTTAACAAATTCTGGAGTTAGACCAGAAAGTGAAATAAGAGCTACAACACGGGAAATTTGCTTGATAAAAGGAACAGAAGCAAGACCAACCATAGTAAGTCTAGCTTCACGCAACGAAGCAATGAAAGTGGAAAAACGATCTTGATCGTCTCCACCTTCAGGCTGAATTGAAAGTTTACCAATAATGAAAGAAATCATCTCAGTTGGAATCAAAGGAATAACAAATTGCGAAGTACAAGATGCAACTTGTTTCCAGTTTTCACACAACAACAAAGATGCGAAATAGTTCATGGTCATCATAACCATTTTCATCAATCGCGCTTTGTCGTCTTGATCAACAACATTGAGAGAATCCTTTAAATTGCTAAACCATTCTTTTTCAGCTGCCGAAGGAGTATAACTCCACGGCTTGCTGACAAGCATAGGCTTAGCATAGTCAAAGACAAATTCCAATGGCAAACGATACTGACTAGAAGAAACAGTAGAATCTTCAGCAGTGTACGTTACATCAGAAACAGCTTGACTGGCAGAAGAGTCGAGTGGTTCTTCACCACCCTCAGGTTTAAGACCTTTCTTACTCTTCTTCTTGTTGTAACGTCTATGAGCTTTGAGCTGCACAGCTTTCGTTTTCTTGCGATGAACCCTGCGCTTCTCAGAACGAAACTCATAGATCGACTTAGTGTAACTTTTAGGGTCACACTCGGTCATTTCGACCCCAACCATCTGGTCGGGGTCTTCAACGTAACTATCTTCGGTCGACATCTTGTCATGCATTCCAAAATGGAATGGGAAAGACAAAATTTCATGATGTGCACGCTACGGCGTGCTCGTTAATATCCGGGTACATCTACCGGGAAGTTGCTCTATTATCCTATGTAAGATTCACCAGTGTAATAGAACTGATGAAAATAGTTGCTGTTGTCTCTCTCACTTTACACGAGAGAATTTGTCATTGAACGGTGATTTCTGCCGCAGAGACCTCAAGGTGGCCTTCAACCTTGGTTTTAACTGACTCAAATAGTAAAATCAGATTGCACATTGCCTGGTGCAATATTTGGTGTATCCTACCCATAAAGGGTCTTCATCTTTGATGACGAACGCTTCCAAACGCTCTAGCCCACTCAGGCGGCTTCTCTTTTTATCACAGGACCGTTTCACACAAAGTGCTATCTCGCGTCAACTGCTTATTCTAGGTTCATCAAAGTGGCCATTACTCATCTCTGGAGTCCACTATTTAGAAATTCCCTACTGGGAATCACACAAGCGATTTTTATATTTTAAAACAAATATAAAACACTACCAGAAGCGGTATAAAACGACTTCAAAGTAGGAACATCTAGCTGCCAACATGGCAGTATACAAAAGGTGTTGGTTACTTTAGTTTAAAACTTTCTGCATGAAAAAGCTATTAGGAGATACTTAAAGTGTCTAATGATATCAAAATCAAGCTCCAGACAAATCCGTAGAGCTGCAAGGAGAATTGACTATATCAATAGTTAAGCACTCTACGATTTCGCCGAGCTACAAGGAGTACTATACTCACAAATAAATCTTATAAATCTCTAACAAATCGTTCATGTCAGGAAAGTCTTCTAAGAAGATTTTCTTGAGAAAGTGACTGCTATGCGGTGTTAACC